ATCTTTATTTAATGCATTGTTTATTTTTTCTCTTGCGTATATCCTGCATTGTTTAATCAATTCATCATTATTATAATACTCTTTTAATTTTAAATTTGCGTTTTTTAATTGTGCTTTAAATACTGTATGCATTTTATTTTATCCTTTTGTTAGTTATATAATTAATTATTAAAGTATATTATTTATTAATGCAAGTAAAAAAATGTAAAGTTAGCATTGACGCAATAATAAAGACCGTTCCAATAGAACAAATAACATAATCAATATATGTCATGTATTCAAAACGTGTTTCAGTCATATCTATAATATATAAACCTACTATTAAATAAGAGAATATTATTAATATTTTAGCTATGTTTATTAAAATGTTTAACATTGTTTTTTATCCTTTATGTTGTTGTTATGAGTTTTTAAAACTCCCATGTTACAGGTTTTTTATATCCTGTAACATAAGAGTATTAAAAGTTTTTATCCAATATAATAATTTAATTCAAAAGTATTTAATGACATTCTAAAAACTTGTATATGTAATTTATAATTATCATCTAATAAATCTAAGGTTAATATATTAGTATTATTTAAACTAGGTTTTTTTGTAAATGTTACTTGACTATGGAAATTATCATTTTTAATTACATGATTGTCAGCAATATGATTAAATGCATAATCTAACGCATTAGTATAATTATTAAAATAATTCATTGTATTAAATCCTTTTGTTGTTATTTATTGTTTAATTTATTAATCATTTTTTTTGCAGATTCAATTTGTTTAATTGTTAAACTACCATATTTATTTAAATTGATTAATAATGAATCTGCGAATTGATTCCAATTTCTAATTTTATTTAATTCGTTATATAAATATTCATGTTGTTTAATAAATGAATCAATTTTATTAGATAACTTTTTTTGAATAGCTATTTTAATTATTTCATTTTTTGTTTTAGGTATATAATGAACTCCATAAACGTGGATATTATGTTGTTGTGATATTCCACCATTCCAATTAATTAAATTCATTTTATCATTATAAAGTAACTCTTCTCCATTAATATTATATTTTGGTTTAATACCTGTATTAGAATAATAATCTTTTATGTTAACAGTCATTTTATTTTATCCTTTGTTGTTGTTTATTTGTATAACTAAAACATATATTAAAAACAATGTCAACAGGTATTGATTATTTTTTTTTATGCATCAACTAAACAAACTTATCTTTATTTGAAATAATACATACTTGTTTCATTATATTATGAATAACTGATAATAAAACAGTTTAACAATAGAGTAAAATCAATAACTTATATTAGATAATAGCTAAATATTATTTAAATAGATTATTTTTAGGCTATATTTTTTTATAAAATAGAATGATTAAAAGAAAAACAGGTAAAACAACAGGAAATAATGGCAGATAGTGCCTGTGCCACCCACCCCGGTGTGCGTAGTATGCATGGATATCTACACAGAAGTGAAAAATCAAGTGTTAACCACTAAGTAAACTGACGAATATCACGTATATAGTGACATAAATGTCACACTCACTTAACAAACAACTGCCATAGTAAAATATGTATTGACAACCTATTGCAAAACCGGTATAATTATGTATAACAGCCACACTGAGAGTGTACACTATAAGTGTATACATATATAATATAAATACATTTAATATAAAAACACTTAAATGTAACAATTAAGTGGTTTATTATGAATATAATTCTCGTACATAAATAAAAGTCCTTGACAATGAGTAAAAAATCAGTAAAACTATATACACCAGAGAATATGTTAGAAGCATTTTATGATGCTATCCGTAATAATAAGTTAAATAGTCTACACATCCCCCACAGTTCCGTGTTTTATGTACGTGCTGCAATAGAATCTAAGACTGGCAACCGATATACACTGAAGCACGTAGAGAATGCAATGAAAGCAGAGGGAATGTTAGACGATGTTTGAGACATGGGTACTCGTATGTCTTATTGGTACACAAAATATATGCCATACACTGTCCGATTTACACGGACCATACGAAACTAAGAAAGAATGCGTAGCACGTGCTTATGAAATAGCAGTAGATTTACCAGAACATATGCCGAATTATGTAGCTGTAAAGTATAAGTGCATAAAAAGTAAAGAAGACCTAGAAGGTAAAATAAAAACGAGCTATGACACAGAGAAAGAGAACACGCAAGGGAAGTCTGACAGGCTTTACCATCAGGAGTGGAGACAAGAGACCCACTAAACAGGGTGCAGGAATGACTGCCAAGGGGGTACGTAAGTATCGTAAGCAGAATCCCGGCAGTAAACTACAAACAGCAGTAACAGAGAAGAAGCCTACAGGTAAAAGAGCAGCTAGACGTAAATCATTTTGTGCTAGGAGTGCAGGACAGATGAAGAAGTTTCCTAAAGCAGCCAAGAATCCTAATAGTCGTTTACGACAAGCACGAAGAAGATGGAGATGTTAACATGGCAGTATCAGTAACAGGTGTACTTAAAGCTATAAATAAGTTATCTGAGCCTTTACAAAAAAAGGTTATGAAAAAATTAGGTTTGTCTATGGATGACTTACCCGGCAGAACTAGTAAAGGTGCAGGTATTAACGTAGGCAAAGAGAGAGTTAAAAGAAAAGAAATTAGAGACCAAATAACAGGTTCTATTAAAACTGTAGGAGTAGGAGCAGCAGGTATTGCAGCTTATAGTGCAGGTGATTTTATAAATGATTTATTAGGGATTAAAAAAACAGGTAGAGGCACATTAAGTGCTGATGGTGGAGTAGGTGAATATAGAAAGCTACCAATACCTATGTCTCCTAAAAATAAAAACAGGAAAGAAGACCCACCTAAAGATACTAAAAAAGAGAAAAAGTTTAATCTTAAAACAGGTGGTAAAGGAAGTGCCAAAGAAAGATTAAATGAAATACAAAAAGAGAAGTTAGCAGCCAAGCAAAAGAAACTTGTCAAAGGTAGTCAGGGTGTGGCAACAGGATTGAAGATGCCTACTGCCGACCAAACAGGACTAAAGAAATTACCTACACCTGTCCGTAATAAAATGGGATATATGTATGGTGGTGGCATGATGAATAAGAAGCCACGCATGAGCAGCATGGATTACAGGAAGGGTGGCTTATTGGTCATCTCTGTAGACATGATGAAGAACAAGAAAAAATCTAAGGAGAAATAAACTATGCCTATGAACGGAAAAAAGAAATCAAAGATGATGAATAAAGGTGGAATGAAGAAAACTAAATACATGGCTAAAGGTGGCATGAAGAAAACAAAGATGATGTCTCGTGGTGGAGCTGCTAGACGTAAGTAATGTCCTATCTTATAAGTAACGTACCACATTTCAAATGTTGGGTACGTAAGGAGTTCACCTGTAATCATCAGGATTATCATGGTGAATACCTACACGCACTAGCTTTCGCAGTTAATACCATACCTGATAGGTCGTTAAGTTTTCAGGTAGTCTTTACAGGATGTACAGAAGAGAATAACGTACATGGTGGTGCAATGTGGGCAAGAATGCCAATACAAGCATTAGTAGCCGACATACCTGTAGATGAGTGGGCAGAGCCAATGGAAGACCATTTGTGTCAACCTTGGGATTGCGAATCTAGAAACCACAGTGTTATAGTCATGGATAGAGTAAGCTCCTCTCCGTGGATATGCAAGATAGCTAATGAGTTCTTTACTGCTAGATATATGTTTACTGTAGATTATACAGACCATGATATAGCAGATGACCCTGCACAACATAAACAGTCACACGTAATGTATTTGTTAGATGCAGGTAAGTGGACAGGTAATATTGTAGCTTTACCAAACAATAGAGTAAGAGCCACAAGTCCTGCACTATGGGTTACAGGAGAAGGTGCTCCTGATTTTGCACCATCACAATGGACACATTCTGCAGAGGCACATGAATCTTATCTAGACCCATTCACTACATTCAACAATCTATATGAGGATAGAGATGTTAAAAAAACCCCAAGCAAAAAAGACAATAAAAAAGGTAGTTAAAGGATTAAAGAAAGCATCTAAACTACACGCAGGTCAAGCCAAGTCTTTGTCTACAATAAAACTAAACAAAGGTGGTAGCACAGTAAACAAGGCAGGTAACTACACAAAGCCAACTCTACGTAAGAATATATTCAATAGAATAAAAGCAGGTGGCAAGGGTGGTTCTCCCGGTCAATGGTCTGCACGTAAAGCACAGATGATGGCAAAGGCTTATAAAAAAGCAGGTGGTGGATACAGAGGATAATGGCTAAGAAGAAAGACCCTAAAGTTGGCACAGGTAAAAAACCCAAAGGGTCGGATAGACGTTTATATACTGACGAAAACCCTAAAGACACAGTTAGAATTAAATTTGCTACTGCAAAAGATGCTAGAGAAACAGTCGCAAAAGTTAGAAAAGTTAATAAACCTTATGCACGAAAGATACAAATCCTAACAGTTATGGAGCAACGTGCAAAGGTAATGGGCAAGACAGAGGTTGTGAAGATAGCCAAAGCAGCCAAAGCAAAATTGAAAGCAGAACATGAACGAAAAAAGAAATAGATGCGAGACCTGTGAATGCTACGATTGTGACTGCGATGAGTGCAACTGCGATTGCCACGATGAAAAAGAAGAGGAGGTACAAGGAGTACCTGTTTAATTAATGATAGAATTTGTGCTTGTGTTTATGATGGGAACAAGAGTGATAGACCAAACACAAAGATTCGATGACATTGACAGATGTCGATACTTTGCAGAACGTCTGCATAACCAACCTACAATACCACAAAAAGAAGGACCTAATCTAAAGATAACTTCATATTGTAAACCTATAAGGAAATAAAATGTTAGCAGAACTAGCTGCAGCTAATGCTGCTTTCAGTGTAATTAAAAGTTTCGTATCAAACGGAAAAGAGCTTACAGGTTGTGCTAAACATATATCTGACTTTGTGTTTTCAAAAGAACAGTTAGAAAAGAAAGCTAAGAAACAAAAATCCAAAGGTGGTGGAGCAGACTTAGAAGAGTTCATGGCTCTTGAGCAGATAAGAGAAAAAGAAGAAGAACTCAAGAAGATTATGATATATCTAGGTAGACCCGGATTGTGGCAGGATTGGCAAGAGTTCCAAGCAGAGGCAAGAAAGTCTAGACGTTATCAAGAAAAGATGAAAGAGAAACGTCAGGCAGAAATGGTAGAATACTTTGGCTATGGAATAGCTTTTATATTCGTACTGTTCTTTGCAGGATTACTAGCTTGGATTGTCGGCAAATGGACAGGCAAACTTTAACACCTTGCATTGGAGTATGTACATTAGAAGACGATGTGTGTATAGGATGCAATAGAACAATAGATGAGATAAAAAAGGCATATGAAAATAGTATGGCATTAAAAAAATCACAGAGGTCACTAGTTGCGTGGGGAAAACAAAAATGGCGAACAAAGTCTGGTAAACCTAGTACACAAGGGAGTAAAGCAACTGGTGAACGTTATTTACCTGAAAAAGCGATTAAGGCTTTATCTTCCTCTGAATACGCCGCCTCTTCGGCTGCTAAACGAAAAGCGACTAAACGAGGTAAACAATTTTCTAAACAACCCAGCAAGACTGCAAAAAAAACATCAAGATTTCGTAGATTCAGCTAAAGTAAAAGAACAACTAAGACTTGCTAGAATGCAGGAGAAAATAAAGAATGATACAAGCACTGATAGGACCACTCGCAAATCTCGCAGGAACGTGGTTTCAAAACAAAGTAGAAAAAACCAAAGCCGATGGACTCGCTAAAGTAGCCGAAGCAAAGGCAAGAGCAACAGTAGCAGAGAAAGTTGCAGCAGGTGAAATTGCGTGGGAAGGTAAAATGGCTGATGCCACAAACGAATCTTGGAAAGACGAGTTTGCCTTAGTTGTCCTACTAACTCCTGCAATTTTAGTCTTCATTCCCGGGATGACAGAGTATGTGGAACATGGATTTAGTATATTGGCAACTTTACCAGAATGGTATCAGTACCTCTTATATATCGCAATTAGTGCATCATTTGGGATTAAGGGTGTCGGACAAGCAGCAAAGATGTTTAAAAAGAAGTAATGCTTGACGTAGAGGAAAGAATTAATAAAATAATAACAGAGTCTATATTACCTAGTGTTCAAATGCATGGTGGACACGTAGAGTTAAAATCTTTTAATGATGGTATAGTAACAGTGTTTTTAAGTGGTGCGTGTAGTGGATGTGCAATGTCCACACAAACACTAAAGATGGGAATAGAGAATATGTTAAAGTATTATATACCTGAAGTATTAGCTGTTGAAGGCATAGAAGACCCTAATTCTACAGCGAGTCCATATTACCAATGAAAATTAAAGCCTTGACATTCTTAAAGATATTTGTTATAATTAATAAGATAAGTAATTATTTTTGGCATCTACACGTAAAAGAAATTAGAAGAGGTCAGACAAGGAAAGTAAATGAATCTAGTTACATTACAAAATGAGATAGCTGATGATGAGGGAATAAAATACGAATTGTACCTCTGCTCAGAATCCCATTTGACTGGGGGAATAGGGCATTTGATTACTGAATGGGATGCTGAATATTACGATAAGCCTATAGGAACAAAAGTACCTAACGAGCAAGTTAACGAATGGTTTGAAAAGGATATAGAAGTATCTATAAAAGACTGTCAATCTTTATTTAATAACTTTGATAGTCTGCCTGAAGATATACAACACGTATTAATAAATATGTCATTCCAATTAGGGAAGCCTCGTTTATCCAAATTTAAAAAGATGATTGCTGCTGTACAGAATGAAGACTATCCTGAAATGGCAGAGCAGATGGAAGACTCACGTTGGTACAAACAAACAACCAACAGAGCACAAAGACTAATAGAGAGAGTTATAAGATATGGAGTGCCTATATGAAAAAGAGGGAGCTAACAGAAAGACAACAGAAGTTTTTAGACGTTCTTTTTGAAGAGGCAAATGGTGATGTTGTACAAGCAAAACTACTAGCAGGTTATTCAGGGAAGTCTGCAACAACTTCTGTAGTAGCATCTATGAAAGAAGAGATAATGGAAGCTACACAATTATACATGAGTCGCAACGCACCAAAAGCAGCAGTGGCTATGGTTAGTGGAGTTGATGACCCAACACAGTTAGGTATTAGAGATAAGTTATCTGCATCAAAAGAATTACTTGACAGAGTTGGTTTAATTAAAACTGAGAAAGTACAAGTAGAGGCATCAGGTGGTGTAATGATATTACCACCGAAACAGGGATAATGGATAGAAGTTTAGGTAAGTGGAAGCTACCACAACCCACAGATTTAAAAGATGAAGATGAAAAGGAATGGATACAGATACCACGTATAGCAAGAACTGTTCCATTTGGATATGCGATTAATGAAGACGATAACGAGTTACTTGACCCTATACCTTATGAGTTAGAAGCACTACAATTAGCTAGACGATACATAAAACAATATTCACTACGACAAGTTGCTAATTGGCTAACCACAAAAACAGGAAGACAGATATCCCACATAGGTTTGAGAAAAAGATTATTACATGAACGACAACGTAAGAACAAGGCTAGAACTCTTAAACGATGGTCCGAGTATGCCCAGAAAGCAATCGAGAAAGCGAAAGCCATCGAAGAAAGTAGAATCGGAGCAAAAGCCTAAAGTATTAAAAGACGTAGAACAAGTACCTGTAGAAGAACAGAACGTAGTGTTCCAACCCAATAAAGGTCCTCAAACAGAGTTCCTTGCTTCTCCTGAAAGAGAAGTGTTATATGGGGGAAGTGCAGGGGGTGGCAAGTCGTATGCTATGTTGGCTGACCCACTAAGATATATGAATCACCCACAATTTAGTGGCTTGTTATTACGACACACGACAGAAGAACTAAGAGAACTTGTTTGGAAGTCTAGAGAATTATATCCTCTTATATACAAAGGGATAAAATGGTCGGAAAGAAAGATGCAATGGGTAGCTCCGTCAGGTGCAAGACTGTGGATGTCCTACCTAGACCGAGATGATGATGTACTAAGATATCAAGGTTTAGCTTTTAGTTGGATAGGCTTTGACGAATTAACGCAATGGGCAACACCCTTTGCTTGGAATTACATGAGGTCAAGATTACGTTCTACTGCTTCTGATTTACCAGTGTATATGAGAGCAACAACGAACCCCGGAGGTCCGGGTCATCAGTGGGTTAAGAAGATGTTTATTGACCCTGCACCTTATGGAAGAAAATTTGATGCCACAAACATTGAAACAGGGAAGGTTCTCAAATACCCTGATGGGCATAGTAAAGCAGGTGAGGCACTATTCAAAAGAAGATTCATACCTGCTAGATTATCTGACAACCCATATCTATCATCTCAAGGGGATTACGAAGCAATGCTTCTATCCTTACCAGAACACCAAAAGAGACAGTTGCTTGAAGGTGATTGGGATATTAAAGAAGGTGCTGCTTTCACTGAGTTTGATAGGGATAATCACGTTATTGAGCCTTTTTCAATTCCAAGAAATTGGGTTAAGTTTCGTGCTTGTGACTATGGTTATGGTTCTTATAGTGCTGTGTTGTGGTTTGCTGTTTCTCCAGATGAGCAACTTGTTATATATAGAGAGTTGTATGTTTCTAAAGTCCTTGCCACAGATTTGGCAGATATGATATTAGATGCAGAATCAGAAGACGGCAATATAAAGTATGGTGTATTAGATAGTTCCTTGTGGCACAAACGTGGTGATACAGGACCTTCACTAGCAGAACAAATGATTATGAAGGGATGCAGGTTTAGACCATCAGATAGAAGTAAAGGAAGTAGGGTATCAGGTAAGAATGAAATACATAGGAGATTGCAAATCGATGAATTTACTGAACAACCAAGAATGGTATTTTTTAACACTTGCACAGAAACAATCTCTCAACTACCTGCAATACCTTTAGATAAAAGAAATCCTGAAGATGTGGATACAAGAGCCGAAGACCATATATATGACGCACTAAGATATGGCATTATGTCAAGACCTAGATTTAGTATATTTGACTATGAACCTATGGGTAGACCAACAAGTAATATGCCTGTAGCAGACTCAACATTTGGATATTAATATGGCAGAAGATGAAATGATGTTAGAAGACGAAGCAATAGCTTTAGAGGATTCTGACAGGACAGATGAGACAGATTACCAAGTAAGTAACATAGTAGATTATGTTATGGGTAAATTTAAAAAGTCTGAAGATTACAGATACGAAGACGAGCTTAGATGGGTTAGAGCCTATAGAAACTACAGAGGTTTGTATGGTCCTGATGTTCAATTTACTGAAGCAGAGAAGTCAAGAGTATTTATTAAGATAACTAAAACTAAAACATTAGCTGCCTATGGTCAAATAGTAGACGTTCTATTCGCAGGAAATAAGTTTCCTATAAGTATAGAACCAACAGAGTTACCTGAAGGAGTATTGAAGAATGTTAGTTTCGACCCTAAAGAGCCTGAAGAAATACGTGATAGATTGGATGAGTTTTCATCGCCTTATGGTTTTATGGGAGATGGCAAGGATTTTCCGAAAGGTGCGACTGCGAAGAGCTTGCAGGAAGGTCTTGGTCCTATCCAAGAAGACTTGGAAGGTATTGAAAACCTTAAAGGCGAAGCAGGGAAAACACCAACAGCAATAACATTTAGTCCTGCTATGATTGCTGCAAAGTCTATGGAAAAACAAATCATGGACCAACTGCAAGAATCAAATGCTAACAAACATCTAAGAAGCACAGCTTTTGAGATGTCATTGTTTGGTACAGGAGTTATGAAAGGACCTTTCGCTGTAGATAAAGAATATCCTAATTGGAATGACGAAGGAGTTTACAGTCCTGTATTTAAGACTGTTCCTCAAGTGACTAACGTATCTGTGTGGAACTTTTATCCTGACCCTGATTCTACAAACATAGACCAAGCACAGTTTGTTATTGAAAGACACAAGATGTCTAGAACAGAGTTACGTTCTCTAAAGAAGAGACCTTTCTTTCGTAAACAAGTTATAGAAGAAGTAATATCAGATGGCGAGAACTATGTCAAGAAATATTGGGAAGATGACCTAACAGATTACAATCAAGAAAACTACGTAGAAAGATTTGAAGTTCTTGAATATTGGGGTATGATAGATGTGGATATGCTCCTTGACCAAGAAGTAGACATACCTAAAGAATTAAAAGACTTTGAAGAACTACAAGCAAACATTTGGGTTTGCAATAATAAATTATTAAGAGTTGTATTAAATCCTTTTAAACCTGCTAAGATACCTTACATGGCTTCCCCCTACGAACTAAATCCATACTCATTCTTTGGTGTGGGTTTAGCAGAAAACATGGATGATACGCAGACATTGATGAATGGCTTTATGAGAATGGCTGTGGATAATGCTGTACTATCAGGTAACTTACTTATAGAGGTAGATGAAACTAACTTAGTTCCCGGGCAGGATTTATCTGTATATCCCGGCAAAGTGTTTAGAAGACAGGGTGGTGCTCCCGGACAAGCAATCTTTGGTACTAAGTTTCCTAACGTATCCAATGAAAACCTACAACTATTTGATAAGGCTAGACAACTTGCAGATGAAAGCACAGGACTACCATCGTTTGCACATGGACAGACAGGTGTATCAGGTGTAGGTAGAACTGCTTCAGGCATATCTATGTTAATGAATGCAGCAAGTGGTAGTATTAAAACTGTCATCAAGAATGTAGATGATTACTTACTGAAGCCTTTGGGCGAAGGATTGTTTAGATTTAATATGCAGTTTAACTTTGACCCTGATATAAAAGGTGACTTAGAAGTTAAGGCTAGAGGAACAGAAAGTCTAATGGCTAATGAAGTTAGGTCACAAAGATTGATGGGATTCTTACAGGTAGCATCTAATCCTGCACTTGCACCTTTCGCTAAGTTTGACTATATAATTAGAGAGATAGCAAAGGCTATGGACTTAGACCCTGAAAAAGTTACAAACGATATGAGAGAAGCTGCGATACAGGCAGAGCTATTAAAAGAGTTTAGAGGACAACAACCCCAAGAACAACCACAGCAACAACCACCTGCAGGTGCTAATCCGTTAGACCCAACAGGAGCAGGGGGTGGAAACATAGGAACAGGACAAGCACCTATTCCGGGAGAGCAAGGTTTCGCAGGAGATAATCAAGGTGGACAAGCAGATATTGGGCAACCTCAAGCCGATGGTCAGCCATCAGCACCACTTCAATAAGTATTTAGATACTCTTATAAGTGGACAACATAAAGTATTAGAACAGGCTAGTGATATGATTACTGTTCATAGAGCACAAGGTAGTATTGTAACTTTACAAAGATTAAAGTTGTTGAGAGAAGAAGTTATTGGTAAAGATAAGTAATGAGCTTAAAGGCACTAAGAAAGTTAGCTAAAGAAGCTAGAGACTTGCGAAAGCAAACTAAAGAGGTTTTGCAAAAACCAAACCAAACTCCTCAAGGCACAGGACAACAAGAATTTAAACAAACAAGAAAAGCATACAAATTATTTGTACAAAGAGATGATGGTGGACTGTATCCTTTATTTGTAGACGCAGATACAAGAATACCTGAAAAAGTATTTACAGAAGCAAACTTTCCTAAAGAATCCTTTGAAGCACCTAATGGTAGATTATATGTTCCAAGTAAAGGTGCTAAAAGAACAAAGGGAGAAAAGAAAAAAGGAACAGGTGTTCCGATAATTGTTCCTGATGAAAAAACTAAAAAGATGTTACAGGATGCAGGATATTCCGTATCTAAACCAAAAGAAGGAGCAGAGCACGGAACAGTATTAGCAGTAGCAGCAAGACCCGGATATCATGCTAGTCAGAAACCTGTGGCAACGCATATAGGTCCTCAAGATTTAAAAGTTACTAGTAAAGAAGCAGATAAGTTATTAAAAGCAGGAATAGCACCTGAAGCCATAAGAAAAAGAAAAGGGCAACTATATGTCAAAAGACGAGCCGAAGACCAAGTATTTGCAGAAGTTGATATGGCAGATGACGTTGATTATCAATCTATATTAGCCAAAGAAGGTAAGACAGATATAAATGATAAAGTTCCTTTAGGTGGTAGTTATAGTTACGTAGATGGACAAGCCGACAGTGATAATTGGGTAGTCGGTGGTAATATGAGAGTAAATAGAGTCTTATCAAAAGATGAGGTTAAAACTATACAACAACAAGAAGGTGTTAAAGATTTACCATATAAAGATGAAGTAGAGAATATTCTTGGTAGAAAATTTGCTGAAGGTGGATTAGTAGAAGGAGATGATATGCAACAAGGTGTAGACGATTATGTTGTAGCTAAAACAGAATCTGAAGGTATGGAGATGAATATAGGAGGTGCTCCTAAAAAGAACTTAGAAGCACAACAGTTAGAAATGTTTGGTGATATTGGCATGGCAAAGTCTCCTGCCAAGAAAGACCCTATATCAGGAAACGAAATACCTAAAGCATCTACTGCAGAAGAAGTGAGAGATGACATACCTGCTAAATTAAGTGAAGGTGAGTTTGTACTACCTGCAGATGTCGTAAGATATCATGGCTTAGAAAAACTGATGAGCCTACGACAACAGGCTAAACAAGGTATTAACACTATGGATAAGATGGGTCAGCTAGGTAATTCAGAAGAAGCTACTATGCCTGATGACTTACCCTTTGATGTAAACGATATAGAAATGTCAGAAGGTGGCTTTATGAATGTCGCAGGTCAATCTATGCCATCTCCACGAATTGCAGGAGAACAAATTGAAATGCAGACAGGTGGATTGGCAGGTACAGGAACATATCAAGTTCCTACTAACATAGCGACAACACCATCTTACTTTCAAAACTATGCACAGACAACAGCACCTTTCAAACCTTTTGTACCACAGAACCAAACAGCAATACCACCTGTTGCACCTGTAACACCACCTAAAACAACAGGTCCTTCGTTTCAAACTCTTATACCAAGTCAGGGTCAAAGACCTGTAACAAAGGAATATAGAAATGCAGCAGGACAGAAGTTATTTATACCTTTTATAAATGACAAGCCTATCTATCCTATACCTGAAGGTTATACAGAATATGTAGAAGAAAAGGCTGAAGTCGAAAAACCTGTAGTGGAAAGTGCTACTGTAAGAAAGCCTATAGATGATGGTGGAGATTCTAATGTTTTATCAGACACTAGTCAAGTTAGAGGTACAGATAATTCTTTAATAGATACAAGGTTCGGTGGTCAATCTACTGAAAAAATAAAAGACAGTTTTAGTAAAATGTCAGAATCACAGAGAGGACTAGCTGTAATAAATGCTATAGATTCGGCTAAAGGTTCTAATGCTTTTGCTAGAAACTTAGCTTCAGGTATGTTAGGAGTAGCAGGAGGTCCACTTGGAATGGTTGCAGGTGCTTATGATGCAGGTAGTAGAATGATGGGTGGTGAAGGTTTAGGTTTAGGACAACCACAAACGGATGCATTTAATAATATAATAAGTACGTTTGAACAACAATATGAAGGAATGTCAGGTGAAGAAAGAGACCAAGACCAATATCCAAAGTTAGACTCTTTATCTCAAGCAGTGTATGGTAAAAACTATGAAGATGCTACAACATATTTAGGAACAGCACCTACTTTTAAAAAGGGTTTTAAGCCGGGAGAGATAGACCCAAGAACAGGTGGAACGTATGATATATATGGTCAATCTCAGGGCGATGATGGTGGGGTTTCTTACAGTAGTTTCTCTGCTGCAGGTGATGGTTTTGCAGCTATGGCAGCTTCAGGTTTTATGGGTGGTGTGAAAGATGCACAAAGAGTGGCTACTAAAGATTCTGCTAGTCCAAAAGATAAAGCAAGAGCACAGGCTTATTTAGATTATTTAAATAAAGAAACAAAAAAAGAAAAAACATCAGGTCTTATTGAAGACAAGTTACAAAGGGATGCTGATGAAAGAGAAAAAAAGGCAGCAGATAAAGCTAAAAGAGATAGAGAAGCAAAAGAAAGAAGAGAGAAATTATTACAAGAACAACAGGTAAAAAAGGATATTGCGTCAGGTAAGGCTGATACAAGTATACCTACAGGACCTGATGATTATGGTGTCACAGATGATATATATTCAGGTTCAGGAGGTTCTAGACCCGGACAGTATGATTTTTCAGCCACAACTCCTCAAGTAGACTATAGTTCATATTATGATGATAACAATGATAGTGATGATAGTCCGGGAGGAGGAAGTGCTTCAGGTGGAGATTCCTCTGATATGGGATTTTCTACTGCATCAGGTGGTTTTATTAAAAAAAAGAATTTGCCTAAAGCAAATAAAAAGAAGCGAGGTGGGTTAGCTTCACGTTAATAACCCACAGTAGATGGCTACTTATCCCCCAACAATAATTGGCTACGATAACCCCAAGGAGTAAAAAATGGCTGAACAAGCTCAAGAGATGGTGGTAGATGCTACACCAAAGAAAAAAGCATTTATGGATAAACGTTCTACTCACGAAGAAAGAATTAAAAAGGATGAGGAAGAACTAAAGCAGTTGATGGAAGAAGCAAAGGGTGAAACCGAATCTGTTGAAGAAACGAAAGCAGAGAATGAGGAAGAACCGAAGAATGCTGAAGAAAGAACTTTCAAAAAGCGTTATGGAGACTTACGAAGACACTCCCAAGAAAAAGAGAAAGAGTTCCAACAACAGCTTGATGCCTTAAAGGGTCAACTAGAAAAGGCAACAAAGAAAGAGATTAGGCTACCTAAATCAGAAGAAGAGTTAGAGGTTTGGGCAAAAGACTATCCTGATGTTGCTCAAATAATAGAAACTATAGCTATTAAAAAAGCTAGAGAACAGTCTTCTCAACTAGAAGAAAGAATTAAAAAGATTGATGAGATGTCTGCAGAGGCACAGAAAGACAAAGCCGAAGCAGAACTAATGAACATACATCCTGATTTTGCAGATATAAGGAACAGTGATGAGTTCCACGAATGGGCAGACGAACAGCCTAAGTGGGTACAAGATGCCTTATATGAAAATGATAATGATGCAAAGTCAGCAGCTAGAGCAATAGACTTGTATAAAGCTGACAAGAACATTAGTAAATCAACTAAGACTAATGATAGTGCTGCAAAGGCAGTAAACACTAAAGGTAGTAAGACTGCACCTAGCACTAGCGAAAATTCTAAAAGAATATTAGAGTCTGACGTACAGAAGATGTCTGCAGAACAATACGAAAAGAAAGCAGACGTTATTATGGAAGCAATACGTTCAGGTAACTTTATATACGATTTATCTGGTTCAGCTAGATAAAAAGGTTGACAAACAGTTATTTATACGTATAACTAATGTTAACTATCAATGTGACCTCTCCACGTGGACAACTCACATAGTACATTACACTTGAAAGCCTACCTGATGGTATGAGCCTACACTTGACTAGCTATCAAACGTACAACCTCAAATACTATTAGCCGATGACGAGTAAATTTAGCACATTCGTGCATTTGTTATATTTTCAAAATGGAGATGAAAATGGCATTTAAAACTGCAGCAGGTTACGGAAATCTGCCTAATGGTAATTTCTCCCCAGTTATTTACTCTAAGCAGGTTCAGTTAGCCTTTAGGAAGAACTCCGTTGTTGAATCAATTACAAACTCCGACTATTTCGGAGAGATTAGCAACATGGGTGACTCCGTAAAAATAATAAAAGAGCCAGAAATCACTGTCAAGGAATACGCTAGGGGTGCAAACGTGCAACCTCAAGACCTTGACGATGAGGACTTCACATTAACTATTGACAAAGCAAACTACTTTGCTTTCAAGATAGATGATATTGAAGAGGCTCACAGTCACGTAAACTTCTCTCAACTAGCAAGTGACAGAGCAGGTTACAGACTTAAAGACAACTTCGACCAAGATGTTCTTGGTTACTTGTCAGGATTTGCACAAGCATCTAACAATGCTGTAGCAAGTTCAGCTAACGCAACAGTTAACGGAACTAAGGCAGTGGGAACTGCAGGTTCAGACGAATTGTTGACAAGCATGAAGCTAAGAAAAGATAGCTTTGGTAACATCACTACAAGTAGTGCAGGTGACCACTCTATCCCAATAGCTCCAAGACTAGGTGGTGCAACTGCACAGGCAACTGCTACAGCTACTCCTTTACAGGTTATAGCTAGAATGGGCAGATTGCTAGATACACAGTTTGTAGATGCTGATGGTAGATGGCTTGTCCTACATCCAACATTTATTGAAGTTCTAAAAGATGAAGATTCTCGTCTTTTAAATGGTGACTTCGGTGAATCAGGTGGATTAAGGTCAGGTTTATCTGTTGGAAAGATACACGGATTTGATGTGTATATGTCCAATAACCTACCTGCAGCAGGTACAGGTCCGGGAACATCTGGAACTGCTAACCAAAATACAAACTTTGGTGTTATCGTTGCAGGACATAGTTCAGCAGTAGCTACTGCCGAGCAAATCAACAAGACAGAGACTTACAGAGACCCTGATTCTTTTGCTGATATTGTTCGTGGTATGCATTTGTATGGCAGAAAGATTCTTCGACCTGAAGCAATCGTTACTGCCAAGTATAACGTAGGGTAAGGGAGGTATAAATGGCAACTTATGATTTAACTTCTAAAGATACAACTGGTGTAGAATCAGATGTAATCGCTGCATACCCTTCGGCTAAGAATACTAACGTAGTTAAAACTTTAGAAACTTACGTTGACTTTGATGCTCTGATTGCAGGTGGTTTAACATTTGCAGATGGTGACATTCTACAAGCTCTTGAAATACAGGCAGGTAGTTTAATCCTTAACGCAGGTGTTGAAGTAATGAAAGTTACTAACTCAGGTGTAACTATTGACGTTGACTTTGCAGCAGGTGATGACATCATCGATGGTGGTGACACTACTTCTGCTGGTTACTTAGCAAAAGGTACTAATGGTCAGACTAACATTATAGGTACAGGCTCTGCTCCTACCTATACTCAATTTATCGGAACTACCGATACTATTGATGTCAAGTTAGTTGCGGCAGCTACAGCAGGTAGAATTAGAGTCTATGCTACAATCATTGATTGTAATGGGCATGGATTACTAGACAAGCCTGATGAAGTCGATAGAGACCAATTAGCTTAAATTTATATGAGAGAGCAGGGCAACTTGCTCTTTCATTTTTATAGGAATTACAATGGCAGAAAGTTACTTATCCTTAACAAACAAAGTGTTAGCTAGATTAAATGAGGTTCAATTAACTTCAAGTAACTTTACTAGTGCTAGAGGCATACAGACTCAGGCTCAAAACGCAGTCAATGAATCTGTTAGATATATTAATCAAAAAGAATTTCAATACCCTTTCAATCATTCAACAAAAACAGAAACATTAGTATCAGGAACAGTAAGGTATTCCATACCTACAACTGCAAAAACTGTTGACTACAATACATTTAGATTAGTAAAGGATTCAGATTTAGGTGCTAGTGGTGGTAGGTTATATGTTATAAATTATAATGATTATGTTAATAGTTACATAACACAAGAAGATGAAATACAAACAACTACTACAAGCACAACACACACAGATAGTGTAACAACAATTACTGTGACAAGCACAACAGGATTTGCTACTACAGGCACTTTGTTTATAGGCAATGAGCAGATAACATATACTGCAATAGGTTCAAGCACTACATTCACAGGATGCACTAGGGGTGCAAATAGCACAACTGCAGCTTCAATAGCGAGTGGAGTACAAGTAGCACAGTTTGAATCTGGTGGTGTTCCACAATATGTAGCAAGAACACCTGACAATAATTTTTTACTATATCCTTTTCCAACAAAAGGCTTTAGTGTAAAGTACGACTTTTTTTCTTTCCCCACAGATATGTCTGCTCACAGTGATACAACTACAATACCTGATAGATTCGCAGCAATCATAGTTGATGGTGCTACTGCTTTTGTGTATCAGTATAGGGGTGAAACAGCACAGTATCAACTTAACTTTCAAAGATTTGAGCAGGGTATAAAAAATATGCAGACACTACTCGTTAATAGATTTGAATATGTAAGGTCTACATTTATACCAAAAGTAGGCTATACAAGTAGTGCAGATTTAAGTATAAGGGTGAACTAAATGCCTGATGCTTCACAAGTAAGTCCTAGTGCATTTATATGTGAAGGTGGATTGATAGCTAATCGTTCTACTTTTATAATGCAACCGGGTCAAGCGATACAGCTTGAAAACTTTGAACCTGATATAGAAGGTGGTTATAGACGTATAAGTGGATATCAAAGACACATAAGACAAATTGTACCTCACACTAGTTCGTCTGATGAATTAGTTCTTATGGTTACTACCTTTGCTAATAAGATATTAGCTGCAAGAGGTGAAAAGATATTTAGTTCTGCCACTACAGACTTAGGTAAAGGGTCTGTTAATGCTATAGCTGCAAACACTGCAATGACAGGTTCAGGAACTATAACAGTAAAAAGCACTACAGGTTTTAGCTCAAGTGGTACATTACAAATTGATAATGAACAATTTACTTATACAGGTATTACTTCTACTACGTTCACAGGTGTAACAAGAGCAGTTAACAGCACATCTGCTGCCGCACATACTGCAACTTCAGATTCATCAAGAACTGTAATATCAGAGAGTTGGACTGAAAGAGACACAGGAAGAACTAGTGCAGGTAAATATTCTTTTGAAAGATTTAATTTTGATGGCAATGAAAAAATAGTTGTTGTAGATGGTGTTAATGACCCCACAGTTTTTAATTCATCTCTAAGTGCAACAGATGTAACAGCTAGTGCTGTTGAAGGTGCAAGTATTGTTGCATCATTCAGAGAGCATATGTTTTATGCAGGTATGTCAAGCACACCACAAGAAGTTGTCTTTAGTCAACCTTTTGATGAAGATGCGTTTAGTAGTGGTTCAGGTGCAGGTAGTTTCAAAGTCGATGACACTGTTGTAGGACTTAAAGTATTCCGAGATAATTTATTTATATTTTGTGAAAATAGAATATTTAAATTATCAGGTAGCTCTAGTGCTAACTTTGCAGTGTCAGCAGTAACAAGAGATATAGGTTGTATAAACGGCAAGACTATTCAAGAATTTGCAGGTGACTTAATATTCTTAGGACCTGATGGATTAAGAACAGTTGCAGGTACAGCAAGAATTGGTGACGTTGAATTAGGAACTATAAGCTCTAATGTTCAATCAGTATTTGATGATGAAATAATTGATGCCTCTGTTTTTGAATCCGTAGTAATACCTCAAAAGACACAATATCGTTTATTTTTTAGTAAAACAGGTTTGCTTGAAAGTAGAACAGAAGGACTTATATGTGTGTTAAAAGGGCAACAAAGTGGTAGAGAAGCCTATGAGTTTTCTAGGTTAAAAGGCATTAAACCTGCTTGCACTGATACTTTTATAAGTGTAGGTGATGTCCTTATTATACACGGAGGCTTCGATGGTTATGTATACAGACAAGAAGAAGGCTCTACATTTGATGGCACTGCTATTAATGGTAAATATCGTAGTCCTGACATGACATTTGGAGACCCGGGAATACGTAAACATATGCAAAGAGTTATCGTAAACTATAAACCTGAATCCATTATAGATGCAGACTTATTTGTAAGATATGATTATGAATCTGCCGATTCAGTTAGACCTGCTGCTTACCCACTAGACTCAACAGATATAGCAGGGGTATATGGTTCATCAACTTATGGAACACCTACTTATGGAGGTCCTTCACAACCACTAGTAAGACAGTCTGTAGAGGGTTCAGGATTTGCAGTAGCATTAAGAGTAAACGATGGAGGCACAACTGACCCTTACTCACTTAAAGGGTTTCAGTTAGAATATCAATTAGGAGCTAGACGTTAATGGGAGCAACGTACACAAGACAATCATCATACACTGATGGTGACGTAATACAAGCAGCCGATACTAATAATGAGTTTGACCAACTACTTGCAGCATTTGCGTCAAGTACAGGACATACACACGATGGTACAACTGCAGAAGGTGGTCCTATTACCAAACTATTAGGTAACACACTTACCTTTGGTGCAGGAACTGCAGGAACAGATATAACAATAACATTTGATGGTGAAACATCAGATGGTGTATTGACATGGAAAGAAGACGAGGATTATTTTGAATTTAGTGATGACATACTTATTGCTTCTACAGAGAAGCTACAATTCAGAGACACAGCTATATACATCAATTCAAGTGCCGATGGACAACTTGACCTTGTAGCTGATACAGAAATACAGATAGCTGCAACCACAGTAGATATAAATGGTAATGCTGACATATCAGGTAACTTAGGTATAGGTGGTAACTTAACTGTTACAGGTACAACTACATTTAATGGTGGTACAATCACAATGGGTGATGCTGCCACAGACAATGTTGTGTTTGGTGCAGATGTAGATTCTAACATTATACCTGACGATGATAATACATATGACTTAGGTTCTTCTAGTCAAGAGTGGAAAGATATATATATTGATGGTGTTGCATATCTAGATGCAATAGATTTTAATGGCACATCAATTACATCTACTGGTGCTGAAATAAACATACTTGATGGTGATACAAGTGCCACATCAACAACAGTAGCAGATGCAGACAGAGTTGTGCTCAACGATGGTGGTACAATGAAGCAAGTAGCAGTCACTGACTTGTCTGCTTACTTTGATGATGAAATAACTGCAATGCCTAATCTTGTAACTACTGCAGCGACAACAGTGGGTGCGTTAAATTCTGGTAGCATTACAAGTGGTTTTGGAACTATTGATACAGGGTCATCTACAATAACAACTACAGGTTTAATTACAGGTGGTTCTTTAGATATAGATGATGTTGTTATAAACGGAACAACTATTGGACACACAGACGATACAGACTTAATGACAGTCGCAAGTGGTGTCTTAACTGTAGCAGGTGAAGTTGATGCAGTATCCCTTGACATATCAGGTGATGCAGACATTGATGGTACACTTGAAGCAGATGCAATCACAGTTGCAGGTGTAGCACTAAGTACCTTTATCAGAGATACTGTCGGTACAA